ATGTTTGGTACAAAAAAAGATAAAAACCATATTATTCATGGTGAACTAGAGGAAAGTTACGGTGAGGCTCTGGAGTCACCTGACCATAAATTTAATGATACTGCAAGAAAATACGCATCCAGAGCAAGTGATGCAGTGCGAACCAGTACAGATAACATCAAGAGTCAGATAGAGTCCAATCCAATAACTTGCGTCGCCGTAGCCGCGACTACCGCATTTATAATTGGCTTTTTGTTGGGCCGCCGTTAAAGCATAAATGGCTCATACCGAGCCATTTATAACGAAGAACACTTAACCAGCGAAAATAAAAACTCACAGTTTATATTTTTTAAATTCATTCACACGCAGTTCTCATCGATTTCTCATCACATAATAAACCGCCTAGATTACGACGGTTTATTATGATACATATCATTTAGGAGAATCCCTGTCAATTTCGGGATTCTCTGGCTCTGAGGGTTCTCCGTCATCTGGATAAATTGGTTTATCTTCTCCAGGGAAGGGTAAATCTTCAGGTATCGGTTCAACTATATCAGGACGGTCTGTCATAAAACCACCTTTAAATTACTAAGAAAACAACAAAGCATTATGTTTACTTTTGTGTTTTTTTAGTTTTATTCTTTTCCTCATCATCATTTTTTCTATCCTTGTTCTTAGATTGATCAGGAGATATGTTCATTGAGTAAAAATTCATGGGAAACTCCAATTTATTCTCCAGCAAGTCGCTGTAGTTATAGTATAGTTAAAAAAACCATAAAAATTAACGAGGCGGTTATTATTTCGCGCAAGCACATCCATGTCATTAATTAATGAGAAATTAAAAAACCATACTTACAATTAATTTACATAATCCTATAGGGCGAGATTATTTTTATGTTTTCTAATTACCCACATCGCTTCCAACCTTCCTCTGCCTTTTTATCTCTTCAATTTCTCTAATCCCTGCAAGTTGGTTGTTTGCCTTCTCTATTGCTGCAAGAAGAGGTTTAATCCAGAGTACGGCCTGGCAGTACGTCAGCGCGCTGGAGGCAACGGGACTATCACTGGTTGCGTCAGCGTCCCCGGAATCGGAGTACATTGCGCTGGCACGTAAACGGTTCGCGTAGTTGAGCAGCCCACCAGCGACATCAGCAGGAACAGGCATATCACAGGTTTTTTCACGGCGGAGAATCTCCCGGTATTCGATTACGGTTTCTTCGGTGCTGGTGTCAATCAGGGAATTAAGCCTATTGGCATGTTCTGCAAGCTGATTGAACCGATTGAAGTTGAATGCCTGAGTGGCGATCACTTGCCCCTGCAAAGAGTTGTCACTTCGCAGAACATCATTATCGCTCTGAAGGCTATTGCCGTTTGAGCAACTCTTAACGAGAGCGACCGAAAGGCCAGCAATTACGACAACGCAGATAAGACCCAGATTAATTTTCATTGGTCTATCCCCCAGCACGCCATCGCGCTTTCCTGGTCCCGTCTTTCTACCTGCCCATAGCAGCCATTCTTCTGCCCTTTGGTCAGGCGACAATCGCGGCCACCGTCTTTTATCCACCAGCGGATCGCTTCACAGGCTCCTTTAAGGTCGCCAGCATTGATCCGCTTATAGAACGTAGACGGGAAACATTTTCCGGGGCCGATGTTATATGGGCAGAAAGAAGCGATACCCGCTTTCTGTGGTTCGGTCAGTGGTACCTTGATATTTCGCTCAACCCACGCCAGCGCCTTGTCGCGTTCAATGGCGTTCACCTGGGCGCATTTCTCAGCTGACAGCTTCATGCCCTGTACTACTGGCTTGCCATCAACCATCGTGGCGCCACGGCAAATAGTCCAGAGTCCACCGCCGTCACGATACGCCTGATCGCTATTCCCCTCTTTCTCATCCAGAAACTGATCGAGAATAACGGGCGCGGATGCCCCGGCAAGAATCAAACCAAGAACGGCTGCGCTTAATTTTGTTTTTTTCGAGGGCATAGTTATTTTGCTCCCTCACCAGAGATGCGTTTCATTGCCTCTGTCACGACCTCAGCCGCCGCTGGGCGATCACGACTTGGTTTAATGGCCACATCAGCAAGGTACTTAGCTAATAACTGCGTTCTTTTTTTTTCTTCATCAAGCCGTTCACGTTCTTCTTTCCTCTTCGCGTAGTAGGTCTTAATGGTGAAATAAGCCGAGATCAGAGCGCCAAGGATAAATACATAATCTTGCAAACTCAGAACAGAAAAAAAACCAAGCAGCCCTGACCACCAGTACGGCATGTTATGTCCATCGGTTGGGTTCATACGTTGCATATCCGCACCTCCGTGATCGGGGCGCTGTTTGTGATGAAAGGGTCAGGCTTCACGGGCTGGATTTATCAACAAAGCACGCAGTGAGTGATACCCGTGAGCCTGAAATGAAAAAGCCCCGCAGAATTGCGAGGCTTTATATTTTTGGAAGATTAGATCGACGATATGACAGGGGTACTGTGCCGTAGCACGTTCGCGAATACCCCTGTCGTATCGCCGGAAAGCAAAAACCCCGCGCTGGCGGGGTTCTCGTTATATTCAAATTGTTCGCTTTTCGTCGCTGCCATCGTGGCGCAGCTCTGCCAAGCATGAATTGATTATTCACTTTTCTGACGCATTTTCAAGTTAACCAGCAAAAATAAGCATTTTTTGCTAATTACACGTCAGATGTTCAAAGCTCCATCAGCCTCCCGGCCAGTTCCTCTTTTGGCATGACCAACCATCCTCTGGCCCGCAGGAGTGTTAATGCTTCTTCTACAGTAATCAGCGTACCTGCTCTGTGCTGATTGATAAACGCAACCTTATCATCGCGTATGGCCAGCAGGATATCGATGTTAAGTGGACCATATCCAACAGCAGGCAGATCTGGATTTTTGTGCGTGTTGAAATAGTGATCTTCCAGTTTCTCGAAAACTTCCCATGCCTGATCGGTTTCGAGCATCTTCGCATGGCGGGCGGCGCCGCGCTATGTCCAGAGGATGAGGGAGCGAGTCTTGGGGGAGATTTGTACTTCGCTTTGTGACTTACTCAAAGTAAGCCGCAAAATTTTAAGTTCATCGCCTGTGATTTTAAAATAATGCTTACACTCAACAAAGCGCTCTTTATTTCGTGTGTGATTAACCTGAATGTTGAGCGCTTCAGTATCGTAAAGCAAAGCCAACAATTCAGTGGTGATAACGTGGGTCTGGTTATATGTGATTGGGGAAAGAGTTTCAACAGCAATTTGAGTGGTCATAATGACGCCCTCCGGTTGATACTTCAAAACATCACTACCGCTGACGCCAATCAGGAGGTGGTGAGACGTACAGGGTTGGCGTAACCGGACCAACCAACCGGCGAGCCTTGCGGCTCCCCTGCACGCCCCACCATAATGCAAAGATGTGACTATACAAACGACAATAAAAAACACGCTCGCGGCGTGTCGTTGTCGCGGTTAGTATTCCGGAACGCCAATCCCGACGACCGATTTTGCGGCCGTGCGGCGACTATAATCCCGGATCCTGATTTCTGTCAATCAACTATCCCCGGCTTGCATCTGGTTACGTACAGCCAGGAATGTTTTTGCTCTGAATATTTCCAGACACCAACGCACGCGTTCTCGCGCAGCCCTGTCAGTTAACCACGGGGCAATCATTTTCAGCTCCCGGGCGATATCTGCGATTTTTTTTCGGGTGGTGTAATACTGAAGGCCAACAACATAAACCGGATCGTTTATATCCAGCGCCTGCAGCACACAGTGCTCGACGAAATCGACATCATCATTATGCAGGGCTTCGTCAATTACACTGGCAGGTGACTCCGGCCAGAGAATGCTGTGCGCCCTGTTCATTGCCTGCTGTCCACGGAATCCCTCTTCTCTCGCCTGATTTAACGCAACAGTGAATCGCTCTAACGCCTTATCTGACCAATTCCGTCCCTTAAGCACATTCCAGCACGCGTGCCCTCGCGGCATACGGGGTGCAGTTTTTCCTCCCACACCTTCGCCCCATGTGCTGAGCAGGGATTTAATCCACCCGGATTGGATCCCCGTCAGGAGAATACATTTACCCAGCCAGCTTTTACGCGGCGCAACTGCTGCTTTTTCAAATGCTGACTGCTGTAGTCTTCGTTGGCGCGGCGTCATGCTTTTAGCTCCTCAATAATAATTCTCCCTGTTTCACCCCATAATTTTGATACCCGTGCATCCCATATATGAGCATCATTTTCGTAAATAGCGTCCATCAGGGCTTTCATCATGTTGTCGAAATCAGGTTTAGCCTGGTGCGGTTTACCATTGAACTCAGCCCGTTTCTTTTTGCTCCAGCTCGCTGGCATCGGAAGAATGAAGGTGACATGCGAGCCACTTTCCGGCAGCTCAATACCCTGCAGACGCACTTCATCACAGAAAGCCCGGTAACGCAGAACCTCGGGGCGCTTTTTCCATTTATCAGCGCGGGTCATTCTGGGCTTACCAACGGGAGAGATTTTATATTCAGGCATAAGTCGATTCCCCCAGTTCGTAGAGAACCTGCACCAGCAGCTCTGTTTCAGTACCGTAATTGTTTTCCCAGGACTGGCGGCCAGCGTGAATGGCTACGCCGTGTCCGCCCTGGCGATGATGGATTGGGCAAAGAGGAATAACTTTGAAATTGTCAGCGCGCTGGCCTGCTCCCTGACCAGTTCGGATGTGATGTATCTCTGCTGGGGTTTCACCCAGATTCAGGTTTTTGCAGACAATGCAGCCCAGCCCGACTACGCGGGAAAGATGAAGTTTTTCGGCTTTGGTCTTTGATCTGCTCATGCTGCACCACCAGCACAAACAGCGACACCGCTCACGAAGGAACGGTGTGAATGGGGTAATTCAGTTTTATGCGCCATGGCGTTTTCCCGGTTGGCGCAGTGTTACTCAGCGGGCTGTTCAGACCCGTGTTTGAGTATAACCTAACTTATCCTGCATCAGAAACAGGAAGACCAGCTTTCTTTCTGGCCTCTTCCAATGCCCGCAAAGACGTAACAAATTCATCTTTACGTAAAGCGAACCCCCTCACCACGCTCCCCTTCACGAAATAAATCAGAACCGGGCCAGTGTGCTCCGGCAACCCTGGGATTAAATCATCCGGAATTTGCATGAGATGCCCCTTGCAAAGATTCCCACACCTGAATCGACCTGAATTACCTGGCAATAATTGCGCGAGGCGATGCGGAAACTCGATTTAAAAAATGGCAGCAGGAGCTACCAGCTAAGGGGTGTTAATTAACAAACCACTCGTCTGCACTTTCCCAGGTATCCTGGAGGATTGATTCAATTTTCTTTTTATCGTCCTTGTCACCGCCAAAAATACTTAACCCATCCGAGCCGGCACGGCGGATGGTGAGCCTGCAATTGTCATAGTGATCATTCAGGCGCTTAAGCAATTCTTTCTCCAGTGCAGGTACCGCCCCTTTAGGAAGTTCTTTCATGCGATCAATGGTTAATTCAACTTTCATAATGGCCCCCCATCGCGTGTACTGTGTTTTTATACAGTATACCTATGAGCGGAAATGATCAACGTTTTAAGAGCACAAATTGTTAATTTTCTGTCAGTAGTAAAAAAAGAAAACCCGCCGTAGCGGGTTGAATTAGCAATGTTTTATTACGCCGCTATTTGTTTCTGCTGACAAAGCTCCGGCAAATTAGCACGCACCAGCGCCTCAGCAAATGGCGGCGGAACAGCATTACCACATCGCGCAACTTGCTTGTCCTTAGCATACTTCTTACCCCGATAGTCCTGGTCGATGATGTACCACTCAGGGAATCCCTGAGCGCGGTATAGCTCGTGCGGTTGCAGCATACGCATGCCAATATCAACGATGCGGTAATTTATGCAGTCTACTGACAATGGTCATTCGACCTCCTTAACGTAACTCGCTGAATACAGGAAATCGCAGGTGCATTTCTGCATCTGTGACAGGTGGTTTGAGGTACTCTTTGTGTTTCGCATCTAATTTCCCAATCAGATGCAGAGGTCACAACCAATTGCTCAGACTGGCTGCGACATAATTACAACACTAATTTTGAGAGTGGGTAATGTTGCTTGACGTTGCGCGGATTAATATTTGTAGCGGTTTTCCGGGAGAAACGCGTATTCGTAAGTGAAGTTGAACGCCTCACTTTCAGTGTTAAATCGGCGATCGGTGATATCACTCCAGTGTCCCCTGAAATGCTTCTGAGCCACCCACTTCCCCTCAAACGGAAATACGGCATACGCACCGACATACCGGTTATCGGCATGCGGATCCGGGTATGATTCACCTTCTGCCAGAACGTAAAACTTGATGCCGCTTACAATGAGGCAGCCCATTACTTCTTCTCGTTCTGCGCGGCCATATCCAGGTATCGCGGGTCTGATGATTTCGGTAAAGTCAGGCTTTGCTCACGGTAGTAACGAACGCGCTCCATGAAGTATTCACGTAGATGCTCTGGCTGCTCGCGGGCTACCTGCTCAGCAATAACCGGCATGTTCAGGCGCTCTTTGTAGGCCACCCCGGAGGCCGCCAGGTCAACGTTTACCTTGTCACGATCTTCCTGCGGCTTTGCAGCAATGTTCCAGTCAGACATTAGTCAGCAGTTCTCCCGCGCCAGCGTTTGTTACTTTCTGAGATTCGATCCGTATCGACGGACTCGACCTCTCCTTCGGAAAATCTAATGGCATTTGCTTTACTTAGTGCTGCCCTGGCTGCTTCTTCCGCCTTACTGAAATGTACTTTCTTTTTTCCCCTGAAACTGCCAACGCGAATTTTTGAAGAGGTTTGTGCCTTGTACTTACTAATCCGTAATTGTGCTGCTAAATGGGCTTTTGCCTCTGTCCGGTTCGCAGGTTTATTCTTGACCAACTCAAGGTCTAATTGGTATTGCTGCTTAGCATTTAGCTTCTTCGGCTTCATGGTGTCACTCTCAAACAAAGTCCGTTTATCATAGAATAAAAGGCCCCTGAGGGCCTTGATTTATATCTATGGTAATTCTCGTCAACTTGTTCGTCACTTCACCTCCTGCTGCGGTGCTGCTGCAATCATCGCACGATAAGCTGATAGGTGGTAAATTCCATATGACACCCAGGCGGCATTCAGCATTTCCGCTGTTGGCTCCAATGGAACAATTTTATAACCATCAGACAAAGCTACCGACGGAGAGGTGAAAAGTGGTACGGTTTTGTATTCTGGCTCACTCGGCTTCCGTTCTTGATTCCACTCATCAACCCATCCGTCTACGACATTTTTGCAGGTTGATACGGCGTCGGTGTCAAGTTTGATTCCCTGCATTGCATACATAACGGGCTCAGCACCAAACGCTGCAATAGCCGAATTAATCACCTTCACAGCATCAGCCATTGCGTAACCGAGATTACCTCCGTCGCTTTGTGCTGCTGCTTTGCTGAGTATTTCGCTTATCTGGTGCAGGCGATCGAGTGATACAGGACCGTGCGCCGGGTGGTTGTTGGTGGTCATGCTGCATACTCCTGTTTAATTCCCATGCGCTGGCATGCGGTTTGGAAAATTGTGGCGTCCTTCTCAATGCCAACAAAATTGCGTCCAGTCTGCTGACAGGCGACACCAGCGGTACCGCTACCCATTGTGAAATCCAGAACCGTATCATCAGGATTGCTGTACGTTTCGATCAGATACTGAACCAGTGCCAGTGGCTTCTGGGTCGGGTGATAGTTTCCTGTCTGTTTGTCGCTCGAGAAGAACTGAACATCTCTGGGGTACCGCTGTGTCGAATCGTATTCAGTCAGCGACAGAGCCTTACCGTAGCACTCTGAATTGACTGTCTTCCTCTTACTGGTCTTGCGTGTGTGGCCATCGGTCATCTGCGGGTTGTAGGTCGGCTGGCGGCGGTAAAAAACCTCGATGTTTTCATGTGCGCGAAGAGGCTGCTTTTTGGCATTCAAAAAGCCCGTGGCATTTCCTTTTTCCCATACCCATTCCGCTCGCCAGTCTCGTAAGTTGCTGGCAACCAGCACGCTGGTAAAAGGCTGGGCGGAAAATAACACGATAGCCGCTGTTGGTTTGGCGATGCGATAGAGTTCCTGCCACATCGCTTGCAGGTCTAACACCGAATCCCAGCGGCACTGGGTAGTACCGTAGGGAATATCAGCGCAAACCAGATCAACGGTACCGTCTTCAAATTGAGGGAAAACGTCGAAACAATCTGCATTACGGAGAGTTACTTCTGCCATCTCACTCACCCTTCACGCCAATGCCAGCAGCGCGGATTGCGTCGGCGCATTCATTTCTCATACCGGATGCGCCAGCAGCAAATCCCTCGTACCACTCAGCGGTAGAGCCGAGAACTGGAAGTTTAGGAAGGCAAACTGTCCGCGCCTCCAGTTCTGCTATGCGACGCTTCAGCTCTTCGTTTTCTTCGACCAGAGAACACGCCGCTTCGTGGTCCACTGCTGCTGTGTGCTTTGTGGCTTCGAGCTCATCCAGCAGCGCCAGCACAGTGGCAGGGTTGGCTGCAGCGATGAATTTTGCGTTTTGCACCAGATTGTCGCCGTGTGCCTCCGCGATAAACGCGCCACTTTCGTGGCATACATCAAAATCGTAATCAACGTACCATTCACCCTGAGTAGCTTCTGTTGCAGCTTCACGCAGCGTCTGTTTGTTAAATGCTTTCATTGGGCTGTCAGTCATTCCAGGCCTCCAGCTCATTCTGAATCTCTTCTTCGATTTCTTCGTTTGTTGCATCTTCATTCAGATAATCGCTCGCCTCTTTGAAATACTTGTCGCGGCGTTCGTCATACCAGGTGGAGAACTCTGGCGACCAGGCGAGGGTATGTCCGAAAAAATCAACTCTGGCGTTGTCTTCCGCCAGACGTTCAACCATGCTGTATGCTGTGATCAAACCGCATTCACGGATATACCCGCGTAAGTCGCGTTTGCGCCAGCACGGACTATATTTCGAGTCGCAACGCCCTTTAAACTCCACTTCCCAGCGGCGGATACAGCGTGCGATAAGTGATTTGCTCATTTCGATGCTCCCTGATTAACTTCTTCGACCAGTTCAATCCACTGCGGCGCCAGCCTCTTTTCTGCCTGTGTGCGGCTACCGGCCGGGCCGTTCAAATTCACACGGTAATGATCATATGGGCATTTCAATCCGCCCCAAACCCACCCCATATAATTGGGCTTCAGTGCGTATTCAGGCATGTTCCCGCACTCTGGACAGCGTGGTAATTCAGACTGTTTCATTGCGCCAACTCCTGCATCAGCGCGCCGTGTTTGCGAATGCTGCGAACGGCTTCACGAAGTTTTTCCAGGTTGGCCAGCTTCGCTTTCGTGCGGCGAATTTCAGTTGAGATACCGCGTACCGTCGGGATCAGCAGATCATCAGGACGGCTGACGAAAACGGGGATTTCCTCAACAATTTCAGTGACAGATTTTTCTGGTACTGGTGGAGTTGATGTCTCCTGTTCCCGTGGTGCAGAGCTTTTGCTTTTCACTGAAGCAGTGGCCGGCACCGAATAAACAAACTTGCTGCCCACTTTTTCGCGGATGATCCGCCCTTTTGTCATGTGGTGGGTCAGCATTGGCGCAACACGTTTTGACTCAATACCTGCCAGTGTTGCCAGTTCAAGGGATGTCTGTGGTCCATGTTCCGCCAGTAATGCGATGACGTCGCTGACTGATACACTTGCCGGCAGTTTGCTGACAGAACTGATCACTTCAGGCTGGGATTTAACTTCCCCGGTGGCAACTTTCCAGTACCCGTTAGCCTGCGCAACCTCGTTACGTTCTTCGTGCTCACGCAGCATACCGATCACCGCCGCAGGCTCAATTTTCATGCACGCCGCAATTTCACGGGCAGTCGCTTTTTCCATCGCTTTCAGTACGTCTAAAATGGTTTCCATAAAATTCTCCAGATTAAATTAAGCCAGCCGCTTTACGGCGTTTGTATTCTTCAAGCAGCTGCTGCGCGGGTGTCGGTCCTGCCGGATGGCGCGGCGCCGCAATCTGTTTTCTTACCGGAGGGATCGGCTTGCCATCCTCCAGGTGTTTTTCCCACTTCACCAGTTGGTCCGCAGCCAGTCTCTCCAGCTCGGGTTGGGTCATTTGTCGCTCAACACCAGTTCGGCGAAGTTCGGTGCAAATCTGGTACAGGACCGGATTACATTTGCGGTCAATGAAATATTCCTCAGTGCTGGCGTAACGGTAAGATTCGTTGCGCCAGTTCCTGTATTCCGCCATAACGTCCGAAACCTTCAGTCCAAGCTTCCCGCCGTCACAGTCAGCCACCAGCGTCACGAACTCAGCCAGGTCAGGTGGCCATGAATTACCCGCCGCACAGCGAGCAACCATCGCGTTACAGACGCTCGTCATCCGGTCGCTGGTCAAATTCCCAATCTGAGCAATCCATAGGTCCGACGGAGCCGATCCGTTTTTGGTTTCCCACCGGCTGGAGTATATTTCCAGCATGAGAACCCAGAACTTCCACGCCTTCTCCTCGAGCGCGGAGTTGTGCAGCGCGTGCTGCGCGTGCTCGCTGTACAGCTGCGTTTGCTGTGGAGTTTGGATCCAGTCCTGCATGTGAGTTACCTCGCGGTTTAGTGGGTTTGGCCTGTTGCAGGTGGCGGGCAAATTTCTGCTCCCACTGCGACTGGTAAAAAACTTTATTCTCTGGCTGCCAGTAGGCAATGAAGCTGTTCAGCTCGGCTCTGAGGTTCAGTCCATCCGGGATCGTTATGCCCCAGAATCCAACGCGCTGGCGAAAGTCAGCCGACGGTTTCCAGTCAATGGTCATTGGGACCTTCCCAAATGACTCTCCGGCGGGAAAATTAATACCAGGCTGTCCGGGGTATTCAGGAACCAGGTTGTTGTTAACTGGTTCGACCTCTGACTCTCGCGCGTTATGTGTGGGGTTTAAGTCTTTTGATTCCTCTGGGGGATTCCGTATCCCGTTTTTGGGATCGTTTGACGGAAAAAACGGGATCGTTTCACCGCTTTTAATACACCCGTTTTTGGGGTCGTTTGGTTTAACAGTCCCGTTTTTGGGTTTCTTTAAAGTATCCCGTTTTTGGTAATGTTCCCGTTTTTGGGTTCGTTCTGCGTCTTCGATGCTTTCCTCAACACCCACCAGCTTGTAAACGGGGATTTGCTTTGTGCGTCCGCGGCGCTCTCCGGTATCCTGGATAAAACCGTTTTCCACCAAATGCTGCAGGCTGGCCTGGACGGTTTTTTTATCCAGTTCTGTCGCCTCGGCAAGCGCCGCAATTGATGGGTATGTCGTAAAGTCTGCGCCGCACATGTCCGCCATCCAGGTCAGAACTGACTTGGCAGACGATCGACCCGTTTTAGCTTTCTTAGCCCAGCGCATGGCATCAAGACTCATTGCTGCACCTTCTTAAATTTCAAATCAAACTCTCTGCGACTGGTCTCGCAGATGTCCTGATAACCTTCGTATCGGTACATAACCCGAAGATGAGAAACTCTCATTACCGTCACCATGCGTCCGCGTTCGTTGCGGTATTTCATCCCCGGAATCAGTTCAGCGCTGCGATCGACTGTCTCCGCCGGTACTTTGTGCTTCATCGCATTTTTCATGCGGTCTACTAATCCCTGGGCAAGCATGGGAGCCTCCTGTTACGCCGCGCGCGGACCAATATGGTTAAACTGGATGCTGACGCCGGGGATGAGATCGGCCAGTGCCTGAATTGCCTCTGCCGTTTCTTTGCGGATTACCTGCATTGGCTTACCAGTCAGCACCGCGCTGGTCGCCTCGATGCACTCGCGGTTAGCAATGGCCACCAGGTTATGTAAGTCATGCTGACCAGCCAGCTCTGCATCCATCGCAGCCCTGATTGCTGGCGCAAGCGCAGCTGCCTGGCCACGATAGTTCGGTGTGTCATTTCGAAATGCCCGCTGGATGATCTGCGTGTTGTTGTGCAGGCGGCGCGCATACTCTGACGGGTCCACGATATCCGCCAGACTTTCCAGCAAATCACCGTAGTGATGCGAGGTAATCAGTGGGACAATCTTTTTCCAGCCCCCTTTCCTGCCATCCTTCATCGCCCACTCTTCCAGCTCGATGGCCAGCAATTTAATCTCGTTGATTTTCATCAATCAGATTCCTTCTTGGTTGTGCAGGTATTCTGTTTACCAAGGCGTTTGGCCTGGCGGTAACGGTCATAAACGTCTTTGTCGTAGATGAGTGCGCCATTTGAGGCATCAGCGAGACGCTGAGCACAGCGCTCGGGAACAAGTTCTTTCCATTGACTTACAGCAGAGCGGTCGACGCCAGCAGCATGTGCCACTTGAGTGTTTGTGCCGAAGAATTTCACGGCATCAATTTTGTACATTAAGCAACCTCGTTTGTTGAGTTTATTTAACAAGGTTATTTGGTGAGAATTCTTTAGTCAAGAAGAATTAAGATATCTAAACATGAATAGTGAAACTTTAGGCCGTCGAGTATTACGTCGACGCAAAGATGTTGGGTTAACGCAGCGAGATCTTGGAAAAGCTCTCGGGATATCGCACGCCACTATTTCGCTATGGGAAAGTGACAACACAGAGCCTTCAGGTAAGAACCTGCATGCACTTGCTAAGGTGCTCCAGTGCAGCCCTACTTGGATTTTGTTTGGTGATGAAGACCAGACTCCTGCAGAACCAGTCTCAATTGAAGAGCAGAGAACTTTAAGCGTTGATGAACAAGAGATGCTTGAGCTCTATCGCTCTTTGCCAGAATCAGAGCAACAAGCTCAAATCCAAAATCTCCGGGCTCGAGTTGAAAACTTCAACCAGCTCTTCGAAGAACTCCTAAAAGCCCGCAAACGAACAGAAAAAAAATAACCTTTTTCAGTAAGTTATCTTCTTACGTCTCTTTTGTTGAGTTTTATCACCAAAAATAACTTGCCAAACTTGGTTAGCAATCTTAACCTTATTCCATCAAGTAACCACACGCAGTGATTACTCAGAATCAAAATGTTCCGCTTACCCTGGCGATACAAGGGAAACAGATTTTAAGTTTTAACTCTAAACAGGTGTCTTCGGGAGGGGTTACGGGCTGGAGTGACTGCCAGCATCGACAGCTCTATCCGACGAAACGGAACCGTCTAACCCGCGGTTGTCGGTGAAAAGTACCGTAGGGATGCCAGCTGGTCACTGGCCCCCGCCCGAAGATACCTACCACCGCGCCTGATGTGGATAAAAGCAGGCCAAAGCAATAAGAAGTAGAACCCTGTTCTGGCGGCCCGGTGTTTTCCCGTGTATTTCCGGTAACCGCCAGCCTTTTTCAGGGCGCAACATGCAAACGCACTCCTTCACTTACCAGTTATGGGTGACAGGTGTGAAACAGGCGGAGTGCGCTTGCAGATGTGATTAATTGCTGTGTGTGCCGCGTGGTCTTTGCCCATCTCCCACGATGGGCACCTTTTTTACCGGAGGGTTTATGAAAAATTCACAGCCAGTTATACCGGACGGGGATCCTGATGTGGAAAGCTCAGTAAATAATTTTATTTATCAGTTAAGCGTTCCTGTTTTTCGCGACCGCCTTACAACTGAACTTGAAGCACTGCACGAACAACAGAAATCTACTCTCGATCACACTGAATCACTGCTCAGGATGGTGCGTACCAATGGTTAAATTTACCAGAGAAGATATTGCCCAGCGCACAGCTGAAGCTGAATATAAAAAAGCTGTGGCTGATATAACCGGCGTTCAAAAATATAAAGATGAGGCGGTGCTGGATATGTGTTTCATCAAAGTAATGACCAAAATAGTTAATGACCAGAGGGTTAATATTAGCGAGTTTTTACGCTGAATTTTTATTTACCCCCTTCGATAACTTCAAACAATTAAGAGAGTTTTTATTTATGCCTTAACTGGCAGGGCTAACTATATCTATCAATGATGGTCCTGTCGTAGCCAGCCATGCAGGGAGGGTAAGTGACACTTGAGTGCTGTCCGTATTGCAAAAAATGGGGTTCTGATGACTCCATGTATAAATCAACAAAGAGAATGCATAAGAGAGTAGTGACTGCTTATTTCTGTAGCCTTGAGCATGCTATCTCCTACAAACAAATTCATGAACCGCGGCGCTGCAATTTAAGCAGAGGAAATGCGCGCCATTCACATAAACATTATTGAGGTTGTTATGACTATTGAATTAAATATTTTTTCTGGAATGCTCGAACCTAAAAAGGGTTCGCTTGATAAAAATAAGGACCTTCCCGTTTACGCTGGCGCTGTGAGAGCAAAAAATAAATCCGCGGCACAGGTGATGTTACACGGAATTTTCCTGCAATCCGCGCCTGAACTTGCTGATGATTATTTCAAACCAAAGGTGTGGGAGGATGGCGAAGGCATCCCGCGCCCGGAACTTATGGGGGTATTAACCCCTGATTTTTTCTCTGATGAAATAGTCTGGAATGCTGAAACAGGCAAACCTGAGCGCGTGCTGGTTGAGCCTGAACTTGCCGATGATGGCAATCAGATGAGCGAAGGACAGACTGAAGAAAAAATGACGGCAGTTAAGCCGCTGCCAGCCAACTATCGCGCCGCCAGCCTGGTGCTGTTTGGGCCAGTTGAGGAAATCACAGCGACACAATACGGTCAGATTATGGATCTGGTTAATGATGAAGAGAGTAGTCAGGCCCGCGAACTGATGGAAGCCCTCTCCCGCGAACCTCGTGTGCTTGCACTGCTGCCGGAACGCCAGGAAGAACTGCTGGCGCATCTGCGCGCAACCGTCAAAGAAACAGCGCAATGGACCGATATCAAAAGGCCTATTAATAAATGGCTTGATACTCCGTCAGCAAAACGCCATGAGAAAAAACCAGGCATGAGCGAACTTGCTACCAGGCTTCGCTATCACACAGCCATGGGAAAATTATCCCGATCCATGGATTTCGACGTGTGCAGTCCTCCAGTTGGCATTGAAATGCGCATCAATACCATGCTGTGCCGTAAAGATGTCGAGATTGATGACTGGTGTGCGCCATTTTCACGTACACCGGGTATTCATGATTATCACCCGGCGTCCATCGTGGCCATCATCAAAACCGCTGATGAAAAACTTCATATTTACCCTGGAGAACTTCGCCAATACATCGATAGCTGCATTGCAGGCTTTGACTGCGTTAATCCACCACAACTGGTCATTGATATTGCCTGCGGCCGTACGTCTGCCCCGCTGCCACAAAAAAATGATGGAGCAAAATCTGATGGTAAAACCGAACAGACGTTACAGGACGAAAATTTACCACCAGCAGTCTGCCCGGCTCGCGCTGCAGAACTCAACAGAGAACTGGATGCAGCATTTGCCAATAGCGCCTCAAATGAGGGCGAAAAAACGGAAGTGACCGAACAGAAAGACGACCGCCCACTTCTGGATGAACATGAAATTGAGATTGCCCACGCGCTGAACGACCTGCTTTCCGGACGCACTGACATTATGGGTAAAGAAGAAGCGGAAGGCGTTGTGGCATGCACCGGTCATATTATTGCTGACATTCTTCCTCTACTGATCATCGATATTGCTACCACTGAATTTTGTCTGTCGCCAAATTTCAACGATGAAGAAATTCACGATGTCGCAACGACAATTCTTGATGGCTGGTCTGACGATGTCGCCGTACGTCAGAAAATCGCACTCGATGCGATCGTGGAGTATCGTCGCCCGGAACCTCCAAAACCAGTGGTGATGGATCCTCCCGTGGTTACCATTAAGCCGAAAAAGGAACCAGAAACAGTATCTGCGCCAAAACCTGAATCGATGGCCCTCACCTACCGCCAGCAGCTGACGCTCGCAGCTTTGCATGGGATGTGTGCAAACCCGGCATACCGCGGCGATTTCGACGAATTGCCGCACATGGCCGCAGCGTTGGCCGCTGGGGTTATAAGTGCGGAGGCGGAGCAGTGACAGACAACTTAACCGGCGATGAAGCCCTGATTCGCTCTCTGCACGTCTGTGATGACGGGCGAGACTGGACAGCAAGACTCGTGTGGATGATGGGGGATCGTAAGCGTATTAGCGAACATTCCCATTCTTTACCGCCAGCACTACCACAAATCGTAAAGCCAACGATAAAGCCGAAAGCCAGGAAAAAGCGGCGCCGGGTTAAACCAGCGGTAAACCTGACTGATTTTTGACAATCAACCTGCGCCTGCTGCGTGACGTATGATCGCAGCTGGCTATCGAGGTGCATATGAAACTTTTATCACTCGAGCGCTGGGCGGAAGAACGCTATGAAGAGCCTCCGCAGATAGGAACACTCAGAAAATGGGCGCGTAACGGTAATATTTACCCGCCTCCGGAAAAAGAGGGAACAGAGTACAAAGTCAGGCCCGATGCCATTTTTATCAGGCCAAACAAATACTGTAAGATTGTTAACACAAATCAGAGCAGATACCCGTTAAAAGGGCGATTGATAGAGAGGATTATCGATGGCGAGGCCGGACAAGTATGACGCTAATTTGCCTAAGAATCTGACCTATCGTAAAGCCAGGAAGTCATATTCCTGGCGCAATCCCGTCGACGGAAAAGAGATATCTCTGGGTAAAATTTCGCGCAGGGAAGCGATCGCCCAGGCCATCGAAGCAAATCACTACATCGATAAAAATTACACTCCAATCGCCCTGCTCGAACAGTTGAAAGGTACTAATGAATACACCATGGGTAACTGGCTCGATCGGTACGAAATTATCCTGCAGCGACGCAAGCTGGCGGCCAATACTTACAAAGTTCGTGCCGGGCAGTTGGCGACCATTAGAGAATACTTTGGCGTAATGATACTGGCCAGCATAACCACCCGCGATGTGGCCGAGTTTATTGAGCGCTGGACGGAGTGCGGCAAAGCAACAATGGCAGGAACCATGCGATCAGTACTGTCTGATGTTTTCCGTGAGGCCGTTGTGGAAGGGCGTGTTGATTCCAATCCTGTTGACCCAACTCGAGCACCGAAAATTAAAGTGCTGCGCGAGCGCCTGGAATATGAAATGTTTATGGCCGTTCGTGCTGGTGCAGAGCGAATGCCAGCATGGTTCGGCCTGTCGATGGATCTCGCTCTGGTCACCGGTCAGCGTCGTGAGGACGTCGCCCGGATGCGCTTCAGTGACATTAAAGATGACCGACTATACATCGAACAACAAAAAACCGGGTCCTGCCTGGCGATCCCACTTTCACTGACATTGAAAGCATCCGGCCTGAGACTGTCGACCGTCATCGATCGCTGCCGGCTTGTCAGTCGATGCGATTTCTTGATAAGCCCCGGGATCAGAAAAAACAGTGAAGACGGAAGCATAAACCTGGACAGTCTGACAAAAGGTTTTGTGAAAGCACGAAATTTTTCTGGTTTAAAGTTTTCAGAAAACCCACCTTCATTTCATGAAATTCGGAGTCTGGCGGGAAGGATGTATGAGAAGGAATTCGGGAAGGATTTTGCGCAAAAACTGCTGGGGCACAAATCAGAAAAAATGACTGAGAAGTATCTTGATACGAGAAAAAAAGAGTATGTGCTGATCTGAATTGATTCTCTTAATAAGAGATTTATAGCAAAAAAACATTTTGAATATTTAAAAATGCCGCATTGGTCAAATGCGGCAATAGAAAGAAATTTATTTTTTATTATTAAAAATACTCACAACCTTATTGGAGCAAATTGTGTCATTTCCTTCATTAGTTTTATTTTTAAGTCTTACTCTAGTCATTAACTCCATGACGGTAGATTCAGTTAAGAATCCTCTAGGCAATGAGAAAATGTCCTCAACATCTACCCTAGACATTTCTAACTCCTCTAGAAAACTAGATTTAGTGAAAACGCCTTCGTCTAATAATAACTTCACGCAACGAGGTAATAATCTTACTGATTCTGGTTTTCTTAAATCATCAAGCGGCTCGCCTTTTCTCCAACCGCGAGCAGATACACTTTTATAAAGTCGCTGATATTCTAATGGTGAAATCAACTCCAATGACTTAGCTCTATGTATCATTGCTTGAGCGGACATACCCCATCGACTTTTCAGAGAAACAAAGTTCTCTAAAGTAGGATATGGCGGTAACTCCACCGAAAATGATTCTTCTGGCAACATAAAGCAAGCTGCAAATTTATTTGCTTGTTCCTCGATTGGTTTAAAGTTGATTAGATCCAATCTTTTTACAAATCGATGGAGTACGATATGCCCAAGTTCGTGTGCTGCATCGAAGCGACTTCTATAATAATTATCTTTATCTGTAGCCAAGATAATATATGGACGCGCCTCCTCCTCATTCCATTGAGAATAACCATCCATGACAGCGCTGCCTTGTTCAAATCTAGAACAAATGACCCCTGCATTTTCAATAGAAAGCAGTAAATCTTTAACTGGAGAAATGCCTAACCCCCATTTTTCACGGCATTTCGAAGCCATAACCTCGATCAGCTCATCATCAATAGCACGATAGTCATCCACCTCTAAGAAAGGGATATTCACAACAGGTAAATCCAGAGATTCCTGTAAAAAAGAACACCCTTCTTGAAGTAATTCCATATAACGTTCAGAAGAAGTACAAAGGTCTTTTGCAGTACTTGCTAATGTACGGAAAAATACTGGGTTATTTTCCTTTTTGAAAGCAGGCTTTGTAAACCATCCGATGGGACAGTTGAGCACTTGCCCTAATAAAGCTAACACTTCAGCATCAGGAGAGTGACTCCCATTCTCCCACTTTGTAACAGTTGAAGGAGATCGATCAACCAAGCGTCCAAGGTTGATTTTTGAAAGACCTCTTGCTTCACGAATTTGAGTTAATCTCTCAGGTTCGAAGCCAGAAATTCCCACTCTCATATAATCACCAAATTAACCTTCTTGTTCCTTCATGCGCTTCTTCAGTACAGGAATCGCGATATCAGGAACAACTATTTCCCTTTCTTCAGCATATAGCTCTAAGATTTCACTGATAGACTTATTATAGTGATAACCATTTAGGTTTGTGAAAGGGACTACAACCCTTAGGTCAAGCATCCGGTACTGCTCAGACGATAAAGGAGGATTGATATTAAGTATTAACACGCCTAAGCTTCCTGACGCATTACTACCATTGTTATTTAGAGCATGCTCAAAAAAATCAGGTGTATAACCTTCATAATCCTGATTCAACTCTGCAATAAGCGCTCGATGCTTCGCTGATTTGATCTTTTGCTCATCATGGTTAAGTCCAATACGACTAACTCGAACCCGATTAGAGCTTATGATCACATAGTTTTCACCCTTAGGCTTGGTCTCTGCATCAGTCCATTCGTAACCAGCTGCTCGTGCAGCCCTACGAAACGCACCATTCAGGCTGTAGTGTCGAACCTGAGGTCGTAAGCGAACGATTTCTGGACGCTCTAATTTCAAAGTACTACCAGTGACAATGTTCTGTGCAGCCAGATAAATCGCAGACATTTCCTCTTGAAGATCGAGCCAGAACTCTCTTCGGAAGGCAGTGGTGAGAACATTATCAATCTGTGTTTTTACATCTTCCATACTGTTTAGATACCCTGTTGCGTTAAGCAGATTTTATCTTAGTTTTTTTTCGTTTTGAACGCAAGCAGTGTTCAGCTATCACTAATAAGTTACATATTTGTGGTACATAAAACGTGCATATTCTATTGGAAACTCCTTAAAAAGGAGGTAGAGTCAACTCTCTGGTAGAATAAACCGAATATGAAAATTCGGACAAATTTCGGACATTTTCGGACATGGAGTCCTAAGTAACTGAAATTAAAGCCCGATAAAAAGAGACCGAATACGATTCCTGTATTCGGTCCAGGGAAATGGCTCTTGGGAGAGAGCCGTGCGCTAAAAGTTGGCATTAATGCAGGCTAAGTTACCCTGCCATTTAAGAATAGATGACAGCGCCAGGTTTTCCAGTCCGCGACTAAAGAGGCCTGAAAAAAAGGACGATTGTCACACATCCAAACGTAAAAACCGCAAGTTCTCCTGAGCGAGCCTTGCGGTTTTTTATTGGAAATCAGAACGCTACATCTGACAATTAGCAGAGCTTTTCTGCACGCTCCACAAACGGTGCGAGGCTCATTTTTTCGCCCGGTTTCGCCGGGTCGTCAATCTGGATAATCTCGATTGGCTTCGCCGTAGTTTTCCCACTCTCTACCTGCTGTCTGGCAACATCATTCAATGGGTATTGCACCAGCGTACTGGGATTGATGACATACAGCGCGTTACCCGGACGGCAGGTCAGCATCACCTCTTCCCGATTAAACGCCCACTTATCTTTGCCAACCTCAAAACGGCTGACGGTGATGACCTGTGGCGCAGCCAGCGCGGCCCCTGAACTTGCCAGTAGTAATAACGAGATAATGATTTTTTTCAT